CATTAACCACAGTTAATGGTAATTCAAGTCCTGCAAATGAGCCGCCTCAATACTGGGCAGAAATAAGAGTAAGCCCTGTAGTTATAAAATATCGTTGGTAATATGAGTTCAAATAACTTTTTTAAAACAGATCTTTATAAGATACATAATATAGTACAACATACTATGTTAACTTATCCAAAAGAGATAATTATTAGTACTATAAAAGATTTATTTTCTAAAGATTCATATTATCATTATTCTAAGGATCAGTGGGGTTTTGCAAATGTTACTGACCATACGGACCTTCCACTTGGTTCTGGAATGTATGATGATTCAACTACAAGACTTTATATTGGAGAAAATTTTCGTTGGGCGCCTATTTATTACCCAAGTATTTTGATAAAAAGCGGTGGTGGTAGATATGCGCCTATTTCTATAAATAGAGAACAAGATAGCGTTCAATATGATGATTTTTTATATGATGATGGCTATAATCAGATAGCTGTTAGAAAGCCAGTTTCATTTATTACTGCTGGAGCATGGGAAGGGCAGGTAATAGTAGATGTAATTACAAGAAGTTTAAGATCAAGAGATGATTTAGTTTCTGCTTTGGCTATGTGTTTTACAGAATTATCTTTTGATGATTTAAAGGATGTTGGAGTCGTAATTAAACCAATTTCTTGGAGCTCGCCAACTGAATCAGAAGATCGTTCTGATAAATTATTTAGACAAAGTTTAACTTTGGATGTTAGAACCGAATGGAGAAGAGAAATACCAATAAAAAATATTATCGATAGTATATTTTTTACAGTTGATTTTGGTAATTTATCAGATCCAAATAGTGTAATGGCTCCAAATTTAACTATTAACACCCAAATAGCAATTGATGAGTCAATTTTAGGGTCTTAATTTTATAAATAATGTGTTTGGAATAGGAATATTCCTACATTTTAATGATACAGCCTATAAGTAAATATAATGATTTTTTATAACGGAGAAATATAATGGCAGCAAATATTCCGGGCGCAACAAACGTACTCCCTGGCGTTTTTACAGACGTCATAACCCAATCTAGAGGAGTATCAATTCCGGTTGGCTCTAGATTAGTGGCTATGATCGGAGAAGGTTCTACAGACGAAACGCTTGTTTCTCAGGCTGTTGGAGGCGGAGCAGATGGTTTAAATTCTACTTATTCTTCTACATCCGGAGCTGATGGTAGACACTTTCAAGTTTCAGCTGCCCCTCTAGTATCTAATAGAACAACACTTTTCAAAAATGGAGTCCCTCTAGTCGGTTTAGAATCTCTCATCGATAATAACTCATTCCCAAGCAAATATGACTATAGAATCGATATCTCAACCGGTAGAATTGAATTGCAAAAAGCACACCTTGTAGACCAAGGTGGTTTAGATTACTCCGTACTTTCTACAAACGTTGGAGCAGGTTCAATAAGCACTCTATCTCTTGAAGATTTAAATGCTCCACCAGAAACATGGTCCATTCGTTGCGTTTCAGTTCAAAGAAATAACTCGAATCAACCAATCTCTGGAACTGCTAAGTTTTTAGCTTTCGGCTCTGTATCAGGCGCAAAATTAGATGCAAACGGAAATCCAATAGTATGGGTTGCTAATGGTGGAGTTGTATCTAATGGTATCTTGAAATTTAAGATTGTTGAATCATCACCAGCCTTTAGAGAAGGCGATGCATTCGTAATTAAAGTTGCTAGCGGAGTATTAGTTAAAAATGATTCTTTAACTGCTAATTATATTCCAAGTTCATATTTAAATGATCCTGTATTAAATCAGGGATTAAATGATGTTACTAAGAGACATGGATTTCCAAGTCTTACAAATAATTTATCATTAGGCGCCCAATTAGCATTTGCAAATAATGCTCCTGCTTTAATTTCAGTTCAAGCAGCACCTCCAATGCCAAGAAGAAAGTCATACGTATTAGTTGATAGCTTCAATGCTACATCAACTAATGATGATGATTTCAAATTCCCATTACCACCAGGTGTTGTTCCTGATTTTAATTCAAATATTCACTTCTTTGTTACAGATCCTGCAACAAATGTAGAAACTCAAATATTACCAAATAAATTTACATATTATTTATTAGATACTTCTGGATATCCAACCACAAGCTATTTTATAAATGATACAAGTCCATATCCAGGATATTCCTACAGCTATACTGTAGATAAATATACTGCAACAGTTGATTCTGGTTTTGATGGCTATATCGCTAGAAATAACGGATTCACAAACCAAGGTATTTTCACAGGCTCAATCAAATATGATAAGACCTATGTTGGAAAACAATTAAAATTAATTGATACAGAAAACGTAGCAAACGCTGGTCTTTATAATATTTCTAGTGTAGTTGAAGGTAATCTATATGTTACTTATGTTGGCGGAGCACCTAGCTATACTGGCGGGTTCCCTGATTTCGTAGCTGTAGTTTCTCCAAATACAGCATTTGAAGTTATCGATCCATTAACTGGATTAGCTGTAGCTTCTGGTACAGACGGAACTATTACTCCTCAAATTGGATTTGCAACAGCAACATTGACTAGTGCATCTGTTGACTTTACTCTTTATGCTGGAAATAAAATAAAAATTAATGGATCAACTCCATCCGGCAATAATGGTTTATATGATATGAGCAACACTACATCTACTACATGTAAGTTAACTAAGACAGTAGTAAATGAAGTAAATATGCGTTATGAGATTCTCGATCCATTAGATGAGAGCTATTATGTAGTAGTTAATAGGCATGTAGTTCCTGATGGAAAAGAATTAAGAGTTACTTTAGTTGATACTAAAGAAGCTAGTTTCTATGATGCTGGATGGATCAATGCTCTTGAGTCTCTTGAGACTGTAGAGTGTGATATGGTTGTACCACTTCCAAAGCAAACAATATCAGTAGTTTTCCAGAATAGCTTAAGCCATTGCAAAGCTATGAGTAATATTAGAAACAAGAAAGAAAGAGTATTACTAATTGGAGCAATTTCTGGATTGAAGCCTGAAAACTTAACTGGCGCAAAACCAGCTGCAGTTGAGGATATTGGAATTCTTGAAGGAATTCAGGGAGACAGTGTAACTGAAGTATTGTCTGGAAATATTGAGGACTTAGCTAATTATTCAGTACCTGATGCATTTGGAAATACATATAGATGTATATATTTCTATCCTGATCAGATTGTTGTTCAGGCTGGTTCTGATAACGTTTTAGTTGATGGATTCTATATTGCTGCAGCAGCTGCTGGTTATTTGGCAGCGGATGTAAGATTAGAAAATCCATTAACAAACAAAGTATTAGCTGGATTTACAATTTTGAGAAACAAGCAATTCTCTCAACAGACTCTTGAATCATTAGCTACAGCCGGAGTATGTACTTTACAACCAGTAGCTGGAGGTGGAAGAGTTATTTGGGGTATCACTACATCTCAAAGTGGAGCGGTTGAAGAGCAAGAAATTTCAATCGTATTTATCAGAGATAGAGTAGCTAAGACCTTAAGATCTGGATTCCAAGGCTTTATTGGAACTGCAGAGACTGTTAATACTGGTGCAATACTTAATACAAGAGCAGTAATATTGCTTAATTCCTTAGTTTCACAGGGATTAATAACTGCTTATAAAGATTTAGTGGTTCAGAAAGATGATGTAAATCCAACTCAGTGGAATATATCTGTTAGATGCCAGCCACCATATCCAGTAAATTATATTTACATTAAAGTTAATCTTGGTCAATTATAATAGGAGAATTTAAATGGCTAACGCGCCTAATACAGGATCTACATTAGGATTAGATAATGGTGTTAATAAAACTAGCACCGCACTTTCTACCAATATTATTATTTTAGTTAATAATACTCCAATTGGAGCTGTTCAGACTTTAAGTATTACTGAAACTAGAAGTATTCAGATGATAGATGAAGTTGGAACAGATGGTCATATTGATTCTACTCCCAATAAATCAACAGATATAACCGGAAATTGCACTAGAATAAGATTTGATAAATTGAGAATTGCAGAAGCTTTTAGCCGCGGTTTTTCTCATGTTCATTCTCAGGCATATCCTTTTGATATAGTTATTTTAGATAAACAAAAAAGAGCAACTTCTCAACAAATATCCACAGTTATCAAAAATGTTTGGATTAGAGAAATTTCATATGATTATAGTGCCACCGACTGGATTATTTCAGATAAAATGAGTTTTGAAGCTGAAGCAATCTATAGCATTCTTAACGGTGGAAATAACCCAATCGCAGTTGGTGGAGAAAGAGGAATTAAGCATATGGGCGCTGGTCCTGGCGGAGTTCTTAATATTCAAAGCGGTGATAATATCGTTAATGTTGAGCAAATCGCAGATACTGGCTCTAGAAGAGGATCTCTTGATGCAGCAGGACTTATCGATATAGGTGATTCTGGAACGTTATTTTAATTAAAATAAATTATTTAATAACTAAAAGCCGCAATTGATATATACATATCAGTTGCGGTTTACTTTTTAGTGGAGAAAAAATGCCTAAATATGAAAGTTCTATTGGATCAAAAACATTTAATCCCGGTTCATTTAAAGAGATTGATGTTCCTGAAGAAAATCCATTTGATACAGAAAAAGCTATTA